TGCTTCCATAAGGTCGCATTGCTACTACGCCTATGGAAAGAAAAAGAGTTACTGCTGCATCCCATAAGTCGGATGCCATAAAGAAGCAGATTATAGATTTTTTAATGCAAGGCTACTCGGTCCAACGAGCCATGGATGCCGTTGGGAGAAGTGTCAAGACTTACGAGTATTACCGTAAGACAGACCCTGACTTTGCTGCAGGTATAGACAAACTACGCTCTCTGACCGCCCGTGGAGAAGTAGGCGGTCCGACCGAAGAAGTACCCCCATTTGAAATTTTTTCAAAAAAGTACCTAGGGGTAGAAGTATTTGAACATCAACGCCATTGGATTGATTTATTGGAATCCAGAGTGCCTACGGATGTGCACCCCTCTATTATTTATGAGCCAGGCGATAAAGACCTGCTCATTGTAAACACTCCCCCCGAACACGCAAAGTCTACGACCATTACGGTCAACTATGCTGTTTATCGGATTTGCCAAAACCCTAACATCCGTATCATGGTTGTTTCTAAGACCCAGGCTATGGCGCAAAAGTTCCTGCTCTCCATAAAGAACAGACTCACCCATCCTCGTTATCAGGACTTACACCTCGCCTTTGGACCTCCAGGCGGATTTGAAAAGAACTCTGATTCGTGGAAGCAGGACCTCATTTACCTATCATCCGAGTCTCGTGACTCTGGTGAAAAAGACCCAACGGTTCAGGCTATTGGTATTCGTGGACATATCTACGGTGCCCGTGCTGACCTAATCATCATGGATGACTGTGTTGACCATACCAACGCCCATGAATATGAAAAACAGATTGACTGGATTCAATCAGAAGTTATGTCTCGTATTGATTACGATGGCGGTAAATTGCTGGTAGTGGGCACAAGATTACGCCCTAAGGATTTATATTCCGAACTCCGCGACCCTATGCGTTATCCAGACGAAACTTCTCCTTGGACTTACTTCGCTCAACCTGCGGTATTGGAGTTTGCCGATGAACCGAAGGATTGGGTTACCCTTTGGGCTAAAACCAATATGCCCCCAGTGTCTGGTAATGGTGTACCAGATGTTAATGGTTTGTACGACAAATGGACAGGTGAGGCGCTCACTAAAAAACGCAGTCGGATGTCGCCCAATCTCTGGGCTATGGTTTATCAGCAACAGCAAGTTCACGAAGATAGTGCTTTCCCACAAGAAGCAGTCAAGGGCGTTATTAACGGCGCTCGTAACATTGGTGTCATCCCCAAGAACAAGGCGGGTAACCGACATAGTGGTATGGATGGGCTTATTGTGGTTGCTGGGCTTGACCCCGCCATGGCTGGGTATACCGCTGCTGTGTGTATTGGCATTGATGTTTCTACCCAAAAGAGGTATGTGCTTGATGTGTCAAACCAACAGGGTATGAAACCTGATGACATTAGAACTTTAATTAAAGACTGGACAGATAAGTATTCAATTTCTGAGTGGCGTGTAGAGAAAAATGCATTTCAAGCAATGCTCACCCAGGACCGCGAGGTACGAGAATACCTACAAACAAGGGGTGCCACACTCAAAGAACATCATACTGGAAACAACAAATGGGATACAGACTTTGGTGTGGCATCTCTTACTACCTTGTTTCATGGTTATGAAGAAGGCAATGCCTTAATTGAGTTCCCATCTACACATCAATCCGAAGGATTAAAGGCTTTAATAGAACAACTGGTTACTTGGTATCCAGAGGCTCCACGAAGCCAAAAGACTGACTGTGTTATGGCGTTCTGGTTTGCAGAACTAGCAGTACGAGACAGAGTTGCCAACGCAAGTATGTTTGCTCGTACACATAACTCGTTTAATATGTTCCAAACAAGACATGACCGAAACCAACAAATGACCGTTAACTTAAGTGATTACGCATATACACAATGATAGGAGGTGAACATGGCACTATCCGTTGAAGAAGTAAAGAACTATTATGACCGCTATCGCCGTATGTATGACGACCGCGACCAACGCATGAATCAAGTTCTTCAAGTTCGTCAAGGTAAGATGCGAGATGTTTACCCAGACCTTTTCCCAGACGGTCCTTTCGAGAACCCTATTGTTGCAAATATGGTGGACATTGCAGCCCGTGATTTATCAGAGGTTATTGCACCACTACCATCGTTTTCATGTACATCTACATCAATGGCATCAGAGGCATCCCGCAAGAAGGCAGATAAGCGTGGAGAAATTGTTAACGGTATTGTTAACTTCTCTGACCTACAATCACAGATGTTTAATGCCGCAGACCGCTATGTAACCTACGGATTCGTTCCAGCACAGGTTGAAATTGACATAGATGAGAATATGCCACGCATTAAGTTCTTTGATTCTCTTGGTTCTTACCCAGTTATTGACCGCTACGGTCGCGTAACTATGTTCTTCCAGCGCATGAATAAGCCAACAGAAGAACTAATGGCTAAGTATCCAGAAGTAGCACATCTTATTTACGATAAGAACAACACTTCTACTATGTCTGAGATTGTTCGTTTCCACGACAAAGACCAAGATTTAATCTTTATGCCTAATAAAAACAATCTTGTGTTAGATAGAGCGCCCAATGTAATGGGTGAGTGCATGATTAGAGTTGTCATGCGACCATCAATTGATGACCAATCTCGTGGACAGTTCGATGATGTTCTTGCTATTCAAGTTGCTAAAGCACGCTATGCGTTGCTTTCACTTGAAGCAGCAACCAAATCAGTGCAAGCACCTATTGCTATGCCACTAGACAGTCAGGAGTTAGCCCTTGGACCAGATGCAATTATGCGTTCAAGCAAGCCTAATGAGATTCGCAGAGTCCCACTTGAACTACCTAATAATGTGTTCGCACAGTCACAAGTTCTTGAAAGCGAACTCCGCCTAGGCTCACGCTTCCCAGAAGCAAGAACTGGTAATTCAGATGCTTCTATCATTACAGGACAGGGTGTTAAAGCACTCATGGGTGGTTTTGATACACAAATCAAGACTGCACATGCAATGTTTGCCCGTACATTTACAGAATTGTTAGGACTTGCTCTAAAGGTTGACGAAAAAATCTTTAAAGACCAAGAAAAACAACTACGAGGTGTCTATAATGGAACACCTTACGACATTAAGTACAAGCCAGCCCGTGATATTGCAGGTGATTACACCGTAGATATTCAATATGGCTTAATGGCAGGACTTGACCCTAACCGTGCATTGGTCTTTGGACTACAAGCACGAGGTGACAAGTTGATTTCCCGTGATTTCCTACGCCGACAGATGCCTTTCTCTTTCAATGCAACTAATGAAGAACAAAAGGTAGAGACAGAAGAACTCCGTGATGCTATGAAACAAGCAATTGCTTCATACGCACAAGCAATACCAGCCCTTGCAAGCCAAGGACAAGACCCATCCGACATCCTACGCAAACTTTCGTATGTTATTAGCGAACGCCAAAAGGGAACTGCTATTGAAATAGCAATCCAAGAAGCGTTCCAACCTCAGAATCCCGCACCTGCTGCAGCCCCTGGCTCAGTAAGTCCCGAATCTATGGGCATGCCAAGTGAGAGCGCAGCAGGTGACGGGCAACTTCCAATGGGCTTGAGCGAAACAGGGCGTATGCAAGGCATCGCTCCAGGACAAATCGCTCCAGGCGGTAGACCAGATGTTCAATCACTACTTGCATCTCTCGGTGCTCGTGGTGAGGCTAATCTACAAGCAACAGTCGCACGGCGACTACCTATCTAGGGGAGGAGGGAAACCATGGCGAATACAAGTACAGCAAAGTATCCAAACAACCAACCAGGTAAGGCATCAAAGCCTGCTAATCAGGGCGGTGCTGGAAACTCAAAGGCAGTTACACAGCAACCACGCAAGGATGGTATGCCAAAGGCTTCTAAGCCTGGCGCATCCGTCACAATGCTCTCAGCACAACCATCAGGTACACACGGCTCAAAGTAAGCCTTAAACCTGAGTAAGTTTAAAAACTGCTCACTAATTTTAAATACTGACCTTAAATGGAAAGGAGATGCACATGGCGGTAGAAAACCGTGGCGGATTTCGCCCAACTGCACCACAGAATAACTATGCTGTTTCAGCAACTGGTGGTAGCGGAAATTCACGCACCCAAGGAGCAATGGCTATGACTGGTGGCGAGTATGGTGATAATCAAGCAATGATGGAATTACAAACTGCAGAAGCAATGAACGCATCTCCAACTATGCCATCAGGTCCATCTCAAGGTCGCCCACAACGAGCACCATCAGGTCAATCCTTAACACAGTTAGATGCACCAACAGACCGCCCAGAAGAACCATTAACTACTGGTATTGATATGGGAACTGAGGGCGCAGGTAGTGAAGTTATGTACGCTAATAACTCAACTCTAAATACAGAGGACCGTCAGCGTATGATTCAAGCGTTGCCAACACTTGCTATTCTTGCTGAATCCCCATCCGCATCTAACGCTTTTCGCAATTATGTTCGTTACTTGCGGGGCGTTCTTTAATGGGGTTTCTAGACAACATTGGTAATTGGGCTGAAAAGTCAGTAAAAGACTTTGGTAATGACATTGGCTGGGCTACAGCAATGAACGACCTTGCTACTATTACTACTAATGATAAGAACTGGGCAGGCGATGCCTTCCAATTACTTGGAGATACATTTAAAGCAACTACTGCAGGTGCAACATACATACCTCGCAAAGTAGGCGGTGCTGTATTAAGTAAAGCAGTCCTTCCAGTCTTTCAAGCATCTTATGAGGCTGGTGGTGCAGCAGTTCGTGAGCCTTTATCAGCGGCTATTACTGGTGTTGCTACAGGTGACTTCCAAGAATCATGGAAACAGCGTAAAGAAATCTCACCAGGACAAGCAATTGCTTATATGCAATCACGCTTTGACCCAACCGCTAGTGAACTTCGTGGCGATTTCAATATCTTTGATGCTAATGACCGTGAAATCTTTGATACTAACTGGCGTTATCGCACTATATCAGGTGCCTATGACACCTTCTTTACAACAGTAACTGACCCACTTGGCAAGTTTGGCAAGGCTGCAGGTCTTGCCCGTAAAGCCCTAATTACACAACCAATGGGTGCTGTAGATGCCAATGCTTCACAATTGGCTAAAGATTTATTTTTACCAAAGCCTATAAGAGGCGTAACAATTATTTCTCCTCAGACTTTGGCTGCAAAGATTAACGAAGGTCGAGATATTCAAGGTGGTTTAAACAACACTCTTGAGTGGTTTGCTACTAATAACTCAAAAACTATTCGTAATCACCCAATGATTGCTGCCTCAAATGATGCAGATACAATGTCATATTTACTTGGCGAAGCAAACACTGTAGATGATGTTGCAGATACATTACTTGCTATTTCAAACAAAGACACAGAAGCAATGGCTCGTCTTGTTGATAAGCGCAAAGACTTAGCATTTGTAATGGATAAACTAAAGCCAGTATCTGAACTAGATAAACAAGTTATTGATAACATACCAACCAACGGTATTGTTACAGATGTAAATAAGTTAGATTCAGCAGATGCTTTAGTTAAACTTGCTGATGAGGACCCTTATATTCAGTATTTAAATAGACTGACTTTAAAAGGCGCTGATTTAACTAAGCGTACTTTTGGTGCATCTATCGGTCAAAAGGGAGCAATCCGCGAGGCTGAGCGTAAGACAGCCCGTGCTTTGGGAGAACAACCTTCCCCAACTGCATACCCAACTATTGGAATTTTTCAACCAACCAAGTACCACCCAATGGTTGCAGTAGTTAACTTTGCTGAACGATGGGCAGGAGAACGCCCTGCTGGTTGGTTTAATAACAACGACTCAGATTCGTTTAATGAAATTAAAGCATTTGGTGGTATGTTGCGTAACATAGTTGGCGACTCAGCAAATCCAGTTATTGCAGAACATTATGATTTGTTTATTAAAGCAGGAGATATTCCAGAGGCTCGTGGTGTTGTAGCAGAATCTTTTGAAGATTTGGCTGTTCTACAAATTAACAAAGCCTTAGGTATTTCTGATGAAACTGCTGCTGTTATTTGGGGTGCTTACAAAGGTCGCCGTAAAGTTGCGTTAGATTCAATTCGTGACCGCAAGTATTTAATGACTAATGATGATGTTATTCTTAAGATTCCTTATGCTGAACGCCAAGGCATTAATGCTAAGCCAATGGTTGACCTTGAAAACTATGCTCGTGTTCTTACAGAAAACAAAGGTTTAATTCAGGCTATTGAAGGCAGCCATGGTATTGTTGACCCAGATGTTAACCGTTATGTCATGGGCTTACTCAACGATGTGTGGAAGGCTTCTGTTCTTCTTCGCCTTGGCTACACAGTGCGTAATACTGCCGAAGCCACTATGTCTATTCTTGCAAAAGGATATGGACTTGTTGCTGCTGCTGATATAAACAAGGAAAGCATAAAGAATTGGTACGATAATCGTCTTATTGGTATTGAAAGACTTACAGATAAGAACCTTGTTAAAAAAGGTGTGCGTGAAGATTCAGTAGCCCTTCGTACTGAAATGACAAGAGTTCAATCAGAGCGTGCTCAACTTGCTAGTCTTAATCAAGAAATTGATGACCAAATGGAAGCCGTTGAACTTGCGTTTAAACGCGGTCAATTAACAGAAGAACAGGCTTTAGAATTTCTTGAAATTTCCTCTTACCGTTCAGGTGAAATTCTTTACCATGGCTCACCTTCAAGTCTTACTGGTTTAAATCCTAACCGACCATTTGCAATGACTTACTCTGATGACATTGCTAATCGCTATGCAGAAGCAGGCATGAAAATTATTTCAGCATCTGCTATCTATAAGCGCCAAACTGGTCGTGCCTACACGATGCCTAAGAACCTTCGTGATAGTGAAGGTAGACTTATTAGAGAAGGCGGAGTACGCAAGCCATCTTTGGCTATGCAGACTGTTGCTGCAGATATGCGTGATGGTTTCCGCAATAGTATTGCTAAAGGCAACAGAGTTGAATTACTAAGTCCATCTACTGGTACATGGCGTGCAGTTGACCCAGATACAGTTTCTCAAAAGATGTTACTTGAAGGACAATTCCGTATTGTTAAACCAGGCAACCAAGGACAAATTGTTACCTCTAAGGTATATGGCACACCTGTTGACCTACGCACATTTAGCGGTTCACGAGTTCGTTTAGGTTTAAATGATTACCCAGAACTTAAAGCACTTGGATTAGATATTCGCAAACCAGACTCATGGAAGGGTAAAGAAAAAGAACTTCTTGAGTGGATGCGTGATAACAATGTTGGTAAGTTAACACTTCCTGATACTAAGGCTAATGGTCGTGCAACAGTTCTTGTAGACCCTAGGATGGTTGAGACTGGTACACAAAACCCAGCAGCAGACCTTGCTCGTAAACGCATTGAGACTATTCGTAATACTGAGAACCTTCGTAAAGATGAGTCTCGTATTATGGACATAATTCGTTCTACTATTGATAATCAAGGTGGAACATTTGGACTTCAAACAGGAGCCGTACCTGTGGCTGGCTATTCAGTAGCCGTTCGCGGTGCTACTTGGCAATATCAATTAGATGCTGCTATTGCTGATTCTCCTGCTGCTCGTGAATCATTGATTCAACACATTGAAGATAACCTTAATAAGTTTGAAGGTGCAGACCACTTTGGAACATGGGTTGCTCCTAATGACAATGGTGTTATGACTATTTGGGCTGAGCCTGTTAATGTTATTAAAGACCGTGCTAAAGCAATTAAGGTTGGCACAAGTCGTAACCAGCAAGCAGTCGCTGACCTTGATAGAATCTCACAGGGCGATTTTGATAATGCCTTTATTAACACAGGAGGAACAGGCGATGAAGGAGCAAGCGCAGGGTTTGCATTGGGTCAAGTCAGAAAAGCCAGTGCAACAGATGTCACCAGCGGAGCGCAGAGCGTTCGCAGAGGATTTAGCAGACCAAGTTATAGCCAGAGCACAAGCGAACTCGCAGACCTCATCGCAGGCGGTAAATACCCAGCCGATGGAGTAATAAACCTTGTTCGTGAAATAGCGGAAAGAAACGCTCTTACTAAAACAAAACACGAAAATCTTATGCAACGACTTGATGCTCGCATTGTGCAAGAAGGTCGTTTAAACGCACCAAAGAAGCGAATTGGTACTGGAACATATACACAAAAACTTTATGATGGAACCGTTATTGAGCATCCAGATGCAGCAGCAGGTGAATTGGGAGATATTCTCATGCAGCGTACAGACAACGCTGACACCTATAAGTTGATGGCAGATGCTCCATCTCAATTGTTCGCTGCCCGTTATGGTGGTATGGAAGAATTGCGTTTGTCGCCTAACGACCCACGCTACTTTACTGGTTATGCAAACTATCTCAATAACCTATGGCGTTCACCAAATGAAAACAAGATTGACCCAATCATTGGAAAGTTTTTAGATAATCAAACTCCAGAACAAGTTGTTAGATGGTTACGCACAACCGATGAAGGCAAAGCGTATTCAGTTAAAATGAGTATTGACAATAGAGGTTTCAAGGTACCAAGCGAGCGCCTTAATGTAGGCACAGATGCAGAGGACTTTGTAGGAAACTTGTATTCTGCCTATGCTCGTTACCTTCCAGATGTTGAAATTCAAGAAGCGTTTAGAAATAACCTTATTGATGAAATGTATCTTCGTACACACTTTGCAGACCAGCCAGCAATGCCAGACATTATTGGTAGCGTACTTCCTCAGACACCTGGCATTTCAGGCGCACCTGGAGCAGCACAGGCTTTTGTACAAAAGGCTTTTTACTTCTTAGGTTCTTTGCCTGAAACAACACTTGCTCGTCATCCATTGGCTCGTGCTGTATATCGTGCAGAAATGAGACAGCGTGGAGATATTGCTCTTTCACTTAAGCGTTCACAACTTGAGGACCCTAAGGCTGAATTAACGCTTGATGAAATTAATGATTTACGCAAAGATGCGGTAGAGGGTGCTCGTAGAGAAGTTAACAAGACTCTATTTACAATTATGCGTAAGTCATACGCTGGTGAAAAGATGCGCTATCTCATGCCGTTCTTTAACGCTTGGGAAAATACTATGCGCCGTTGGTCTGTTCTTTCAAAAGAAAACCCAGCAGCAGTGGCAAGGGCTGGTCAGATTACTTCTTCCCTTAGTAATCAAAACAACTATGTTGACAAAGATGGCAACCCATCCAAGGACTTTAGTTACGATAGTAAATTAGTTTTACCTATGCCAGAAACTTTCATGAAAACAATGGAGTTAGTTCCTGGCGGTAAAGGTTTGGCTGCTGCTATTCGTAGTTCTGGAAGTCAAGTAAGTATCCCTATACGCTCACTTGATGTTATGTTCCAAGGTGAAGTACACCCTGGCTTTGGTCCAATAGTTGCTATTCCTGCTCAGTATTTAGAAATTATGCGCCCTGACCTAGAAGGAATCCTTAAGCAGGTTATTCCATACGGAGCAGCAGATTCTCCAATGAAAACATTGTTGCCACCTGCGTTACAAAAGGCTGCACAGTTATGGTCAGTAACTCGTGATGGTTCATGGTCAAGAACATTTAATACTGTTTATCGTTATGAACTAATAAAGTATCGTTTAGGCGACCGTGAGACTGAACCTACATTTCAAGAGATACAAGACCTTACAAATAACATGTATAAGGTTAAGGCTCTATCTAATCTTGTGCTTCCATTTGCTGCACAGTATGACTCACCATTGGGTTGGTACACACAGCAATACCGTAAGATACAACAAACTTACGGTGCTCAAGCAGATGCTTTATTCTTGCAGATGTATCCAGAAATGGGTGAGGCTACAATCTCAGCATCACTTAACAACACTGGTGTTGATGCTACACAAACCGCAGTTGCTAACCTTAAAAAGTATAGCGGTCTAATATCTAAAATTGGTACTACTACACCTGAGATGATTGGCTTCTTGGTCAATGACCCAGATGGCAAATATGACTTTAGCCAAGCAGCATACCAATGGCAAATGCGTAACTCACCAGTTCCAGGTTCAACTGCAAACTTCCGTGGTCAGCGTGACCCAGCACTTCTTAAGCAAGATGCTCAAAAGAAGATGGGTTGGATTGATTATCGTAAGGCTATGGATTACCTTGACCAACAGTTATTTGCTCAAGGTTATACTTCATACTCACAAAGTGGTGCCGAAGAACTTAACCTTCTTAAACAAACATTTACACGGCAGTTAGCAACCACCAATAAAGACTGGGCTGCTGATTTTTATAGCGTTGACAAAGGCAAGTGGATTTACCGCATGCAAACCATTAGCACGATTCTTCGTGACCCACAATGGATGCAGGATAACGGTAACAAACCAGTTGTTGGAGCCATCGCAACTTACTATCTAACTCGCACACAGATTGCAAGAGAACTTGCAAATCGTAGGGCAAGTGGAGCCAGTGGCACATTAACAGCAGCAGACAATGCAGACCTTGAAGGTTTGTGGAACCAAACAATTGCAACACTTAAGCAGGAGTCGTTAGAGTTCAGCAGTTTCTATAACCGCTTTCTTCAAAACGACCCAGTAACATTGGGATAGGACTATGACAGATAAAGAAAAATATGATTTCTTAAAGAAGGCTTACCCTACAAAATCCGATGCTGAAATTAAGGCTGCAGTTAAAGAGTTCCAAGTTCTTGAAGGTGGATTGGCTGGCGGTCAAATTGCTAAAGCATTATTAAAATATGGTCAATCTCTTTTTACCAAAAAAACCGCTGCCAAAGCAGCAGAAGAAACAGCAAAAGCAGGCAAGAAAAAACTCATAACTAAAAAAAGAGTTTACGGAACTGCAGCAGCAGCATCAGGTGTTGGTATCTATAACGCAATTGTGACAGGTAACCAAGCCCCTGTCATTGACCCTAATAGCACAGAGGCAGCAGCGGAAGCACAACTTGTTGATGCAATTGCTCAAGCCGATGCTCAAGGTTTACCTGTTGGAGCACTTTTATCAGGAGAAACAGCCAAACAGATTGGCATTACTCAAAACAATGTTGGTGCTGTTATGGCAAAATATGGTCTATCAACAACGCTAAGTGGTATAGGTAATGTGGGAGTTTTTACTGGAGATGAAACCAAGCAAATTACACTCAAAAGAGGTGGGCAAGTTATTGGCGGCAAGAAAATTGTTAGCCTTTCAGATTGGAAAAAATCCTTTCCAGTAGATGCTGATGGTATTGTTGCTGCTAAACAAAAGTTTGTTGATGCTGGAGTTCTTTCTCCAACTGCAGATTTAACTCAAGTTCAGACTGCCTGGAACACCTACGGTAAGTTATCAGAGGATTATTCTCGTGCTGGCAATGTGGTTAGCCCATGGCAATTACTAGATATTCAAAAAGGATTAACAGGTAGCGGTAGCCAGACTACTACTACCATTGATGAAAGCACTATGGCTAAGGCTGATATTACAACATTGCTTAAGCGCCAACTAGGTGCATCTCTTGGTTTAACAAACATTGATGATTCAGTAATCAATAAGTTCATTGCTGATGTTCGCAAGAAAGAAGCAAAGAACCCAAGCAAGACAGTACGCACAACTACTGGTAATACAACTAGAGTTAAATCAACACCAGGTTATGGTCAGTCAGATGTTCTTGCAGATGCTGAGGCTTATGCAAAGCAAGACCCACGATACGCAGAGTTCCAAACAGCAGATGTGTTTGGTAATGCTCTGGTCAAAGCGTTAGGACTTAAATCGTAATGGCAATGGAATCAATCGGCGGTATCCTTCTCAAGGATGGCAAACCATTTACTGGTGAATACGGTGGCAAAAAATACAAGGCTGGTCTTGTAGAAACAGATGCCCCTCCTATGGCAACATGGATTATTACTGCTTTAACAACTATTCCTGAACTTAACGCTGTCTACCAAAAGGTTCGCAACTCTGACGGCTCATTTAAATATGATGCTGGCACGATTGCCACAATGATTAATGACACTGAGTGGTACCGTTTAAACGGACCAACAGTGGCTCAAAAACTTATTGACCGTATCAAAGGTGGCGAAAACGCATACCGTGAAGGCGTTAACGAGTTTCGTCAAATAGCATCTAAGACTGCATCAGACCTAGGTTTAGATGCTTCTGACCCAGCAATATCTAGTTACATATCAGCCTTAGGTGAAAACGCATACCTTCATAACTGGACACCACAGCAACTTGAAGGCGTTATTACAAGTAACCCTGAAATTGTTAAGAAGATTAAAGGTGGACTTTACTCTGCACAGACTCAGGATGTTGCTGACTGGGCACAGACAATGGGCATGAACCTTACCGCTGGTGATAGAACAAACTACACGCAGCGCCTTATGGGTCTTACAGATAAGAACGGTGTTCGTGTTCGCTCATCTGTTGATGACATCAAAGCGGAGATTCGCAAGAACACCGCTATCAAATATGGTGTCTTTGCAGACCAGATTAACGCAGGTGTAACCCTTTGGGATTTAACTTCCAACTACCGCCAAAAGGCTGCAGAGTTGCTAGAGGTTGACCCTGACACTATTAAATGGGATGACCCATTGTTTAAAGATGGAAAGATTTTTCAATCTGTTGACCCTAAGGACCAAAGCAAGATTGTTGCTCGACCATTGTGGGAAGCAGCAAAGATGGTTAAAGCAGACCCAAGATGGCAATTTACAAAAAACGCTGATGAGACTTATATGAATTACGGCAAAGCAATGTTGACTAAGTTTGGGATGGTGTCATAATGGCAGTACCAGATAAAAAGACTCCAGACACAGCAGTTCGTGTAGAAAAAGGCGACACGCTTTCTGCCATTGCAAAGGCTAATGGTTTAACTCTTAAAGAAATTAGAGACTTAAATCCTGTTCTTATGAAAGACCCTAAGTATGACAAGGGCAATATGATTTGGTCTAACACCAAAATTAACATTGCCCCTGCTGCTCCTAAGGCTCCAGCAGAAACACCTACACCTACTCCACCCACAGGTGGACCAACTACTGAACCTCCAGTAACTCCTGAACCACCAGTAACTCCAACTCCACCAGTAACTGGTAGTGACGGAACAGGAACAGGTGGTGCTGGAACCCCTCCAGGGCAGGTAGGTGGCGGAGGAGCCACTGGTGCCATGCCAGGAGGCGCTACAGGGTTTTCTAGTGGATTTACTCAGGCTGACATTGATAAGGCTTTTGCGGCAGGTGAAGCAAAAGCAACTACAACTGAGGCAGATAATAAGTTTGCAGTCAAGGTTGCTGCTAAAGATAAATTAATCAATCTTTTTAAGACCCAAGGTATTGATGACCCAGCCTTTGCTACATTTATTAGCGACAGTATTATGAACGATGTTTCTGAGGCACAGACTCTTATTGAACTCTATGACCAACCAGCATACAAACTACGCTTTCCTGGTATGGCAAAACTTCGTACAAAGAATCGCACTATTACAGAGGCTCAGTACATTGGGCTTGAAAATCAAATAGTTGAAACTTTAAGATTCTTTGACCTGCCTTCTGGTTTCTATGATGACCGTGCAACCATGGGTAAAATGATTGAAAACGAAGTATCTCCAAAAGAGGTACAAGACAGAGCACAGATGGCTCAAGACTTAGCCCGTGCTGCTGACCCAAATGTTCGCAACGCTCTTATGGATTTCTACAAGGTTGGCGAAGGTGCAATTACTGCTTACTTCCTTAACCCTGATAAGGCTTTGCCACTGCTACAGAAGGCTGCTAAGGCTGCTTCAATTGCAGGTCTTGGTAAGACTTATGGATTTGCTGACTTCGGCATGGCAGAGGCTGAGCAACTTGGAGTTCAGGAAGCGTATGCTAAACTTAGTGAATCAGATATGACTAAAGCATTTGGTCAAGCATCAACACTTGCTCAAACACAAACAAGACTGGCTTACCTTGATAAGGAAGCATACTCAGACAGAGAAGCATTAGATGCCATATTAGAGGGCGACCAAAGAGCAATCATGGCATCTACAAAAAGAGCAAAGCGTGAACAAGCACGCTTTGGTGGCTCAAGCGGATTGAGTGCATCTTCACTTCGCACCAGTTCCAACATATAAAGAATCCCCACCCTGACCGACTAGCCCAGGGGGGCGTACAAGACTAGGAGCAATAGCCAGCATGGTTTCCCCGAACCGTGGTGTGGATTGCGAATACAACAACTAACAAGGGAGATAGGTAGATGGCTACCAATTATGACGATGACGATTTCGATGAGGACTTTGAACCTCAGGATGTTGTCAAGCAATTACGCAGAGTAAACAAAACGCTAGAAAAGCGTTTGAAAGAACTCGAAGTAGAAGCAACAACTCTAAAGAATCAGACTCGTCAACGCACCGTAAAGGATGTGTTGACTGCAAAGGGTATTAACCCAAAGGTCGCAGCGTTCATACCTCAGGACTTAGATGCTTCGGAAGAAGCAGTTAATAACTGGCTTAATGAATATGGCGATGTATTCGGTGTTAACCAAAATGCCAACGAAGGCGAGAGCCAGGCATCAAACAACCCAGCATTACAAGCACAGAAGCGCATCAATGATGTCGTATCAACAGGCACCCCACCAGGGATGGATGAAGATATGTACGCAAAGATGGCTAATGTTAAAAATGCTGCAGAACTTAACGCATTACTCGGTGTTTCAGTTCAATAACTCAAACTACCAATCACCAGGAGGTGAACCCACATGGCATACACAGATTCGTCAGCACTCGCTGGCTTAATCAAAACCGCGTATGACCGCTATGTAGAGTTTGCGCTTCGTTCACAGCCACTGATTCGTTCAGTAGCCGACAAGCGCCCTGCTCAACAGGCAATGCCAGGTTCAAGTGTTGTATTCTCAATTTACAACGACCTTGCACCAGCAACAGCATCACTATCAGAAACAACTGACCCAGATGCAGTAGCACTGTCAGATGTTACAACAGTTGCAGTTACACTTAACGAATACGGCAATGCCTCACTCGTTACACGCAAGTTGCAACTATTCTCACTCTCAGATGTTGACCCTGCAGTAGCAGACATCATCGCTTACAACATGGCTGACTCACTAGACCGTCTAGCCATGAACACTCTCCGCCAAGGAACAAATGTTATCTACGGTGGAACTCGTACTTCAACAGCAACAATCACAGCATCAGACACAATCACTGCTGCTAACATCCGCCGTGCAGTTGCTAAACTTCGTTCAAACAAGGCTGTTCCTCGTGAAGGTTCACTTTACTGGACAGGTATCCACCCAGAAGTTTCACACGACCTTCGTGCTGAAACAGGTGTTGGTGGATGGAACGACATGCACAAGTACGCAGAGACAGGCACAGGAAACTTCTGGGCTGGCTCAATCGGAACTTACGAAGGCGCTTTCTTTGTTGAGACACCTCGTATGTACCGTGGCGTAGACGGTGCAGATGCAACAGCACTTGCTACAACAGCAGTAACTGTTGCTGGAACATCCGCAGGTCTTACTTTTGGTGTTGCTGCAACATCTGTAATCGCTCTCCAGGCAGAAGCAGGAGACAAGATTGCAGGAACAGGTATTGCATCTGGTGCAAAGATTGTTTCAATCGTAACATCAGGTTCAACCGCAACAATTACTGTAGACACAGCAAACACTGCTGCAGTTACAGTATCAACAGTTGTAACAGTAACTCCTGTTACTGCTAACTACCGCACAATCATTGCTGGAAAGCAAGCGCTTGCTGAGGCAGTTGCACAGGAACCAAATGTTGTCATCGGACCAGTTACAGACAAGTTGCTCCGCTTCCGACCAATCGGTTGGTACGGCGTACTTGGCTTCTCACTTTACCGTGAAGCAGCACTTTACCGCATTGAGACTGGTTCATCCATCTCTGCATAAAGTAATTGTAGTTGAGGGGGCGAGTTCGCTCGCCCTCTCTCTACACCAATAAAGGAGAGACAGTGGCAGAGTATTTATTCATAACACCCAGTGTTGAAGAAACACCTATGGGCTGGCACCGACTCTTAGAGCGTTATTCTATTGCTCGTGGCGTAACAGTAATGATGATAAATGGTATGTATTCCTCTTATCGCTACCCCGCACAAACTGAAATTGCTACAGCAACAGAAGTCTACTTAGGTGGACATGAATATATTATTGACGAAGCAACTAAGAATCGTCTAACAAATCCAAGCATCGGGGGCAACTATGGAGAATACATTACAGAAATATAATTGCTTAGCCGATGGACATATAGGCAAGGTAGTAAAAGAAGGTTACAATTTAATAGATGGACAAATGATTTTTAAGGTTGAGTTGTATGGCTGCACTGAGTGCGATGCCACCTCACAAGAACCATGGTTGGACTCAGGTATAACAAAAGAAAATCCAGACCACATTGATTCAGAATTTTGCCCATGCTTTGGGTGCAAGGCTCGCACTCTCCAACTATCCCCAGGAGATGCTGCAAGCAATAAGAATATGTCCCAAAAGAAATGGGATAAAGAATTAAACCTTTATAGAGATGCTCGCAAACAAGGAATACAGCCAGCAGGAACCTCTACTAGGCAGGTGCAAAAAGCAATAGATGATTCAAATAAAGTAGGCAAAGCCTACGATGCAAACACCAATAGTTTTAAGGGGTAAACATGACTGCCATTGTAGGTATTCAGGGAAAAGGCTGGGCAGTAATGGCAGCAGATTCCATGACTACCTATGACGACAAACCTTACTATGCCAAAGGTATGGATAAGGCAGTACGCAAAGGTGATTATGTATTTGCTTTTGCAGGAGATGCCGTTGCTGGCAACATAGCAGAGTTTCTATGGACTCCACCTAAACTTATTAAGACAATGCCACTTGATGCTTTTATGCAAGTCAAAGTGCTTCCATCTCTACGAGATGCAATGAAAGAACATGGCTATGAGCCAGATGCAATCAAAGACCCAAACTCTGGTTTTGATGCACTCATGTGTTTAAACGGCGTTATCTATGAAATTGACGAGGAGTACATGTGGTCACGAGATGACCGTGGACTCTACGCAGTAGGCAGTGGTGGGCAATTAGCACTAGGTGCATTAGCCACTGGTTTTAGTAAAAACTCAATGAAGGCAGCAGAGTTTGCTGCTCGTAGAGCAATCAAAATTTCTGCTGACTACTGCATAGGTGTCGGTGGGGATGTCAAAGTAATCACACAAAAGGGGAATAACATGCCAGCAATGAAGAAAAAGGTTTCACCAGCAATGAAGAAGAAGGCTTATGCAATGGCTGAAAGGGCTGAATCAAAATCTGCAAAGGCTAAAGAAATGAAAAAAGGTATGGCAATGATGAAAAAGAAGGGTATGTAATCATGTGTACACAATGTGGCTGCGGGACCCAAACCGTCAATGCAGATAACAACTTTGGAACAATTAACCCTTACGGCATCCCTGCCCCTGCGGTCAATAATCCAACTACTCTCGGTGAGAAGTAAAAACAAATGACAGACCCTAGGCTAAAGCGAGCAGGAGTGTCAGGTTTTAATAAGCCTAAGCGCACACCAAGTCATCCAACAAAGTCACATGTAGTTGTGGCTAAATCTGGTGACCAGGTTAAAACTATTCGCTTTGGTCAGCAGGGTGTTAGCGGAGATAAGACTCCGACAGCAAGACAAAAATCGTTCAAGGCTCGCCACGCTACAAACATTGCCAAAGGCAAGATGAGTGCAGCGTATTGGGCAGATAAGGTGAAATGGTAATGGCTACAGGTTACGCAGGCTCCACACTCGTTGCAGAGTTAAACAGACTTGCCAATGCTGGAACATATCCAGACCGTACTGTTTTTCTGGATGCACCAGGTGCAGCCAATAAGTGGGCTGGCACTACTGGTAAAGATTTATTAGGAGCGCTGAACTACAAGGCTAGTTCATCTCGTCAGCCAGATAACTACAAAGGTTTAAACTCAGTATGTAATGAACTTGCAGGAACCACTGACAAGTCAGCAGTATCAGCCCTAAGGAGCATTGACCTGTGAGTACCCTTGAACAGATTACTGACCGCGTAGATACGCTTCTTCACGGCTACAGTTTAAACATGGAATCAACCACATGGTTGACTGGTGCCGTATCAACTACAACACAGACTACAATTTCTGTTAATGATGCCAATGTTGTAAGCCGTGGCTTTATTCAAATTGGCGATGAGATTATGTATGTTAACTCTACTAATAACATTGACAATGTTCTTACCCTTGCACCATGGGGTCGTGGGCAGCGTGGCACAATAGCAGCAACACATGACAATTCATCTAAGGTAATGGTAGCCCCACTATTCCCACGCTATGAAATCAAGCGTGCTATCAACGACACACTTAATGCAATGTACCCAGATATATTTGCTATTGGTCAATACCAGTTTCCATTTATTGCTGCTCGTACAACTTATGATGTTCCTGACTTAATACAGAATATCTTGTCTGTAACTCACCATGTTATTGGTCCATCTCAAGAGTGGCTACCAGTGCGTGCATGGCAACTTGACCGTACAGCAAACCCAGCACAGTATGGAACAAACGGCGCATTTGGACACACCCTTGGTATTTACTCAGCGGTAGTTCCAGGGCGTATCGTCAATGTGGCTTACTCAAAGCGCCCAACATTATTTGATATTACAGCATTACCTTCGGTTGACCAAGAATACTCAACAGTAACTGGCATGCCTGACTACTCAGAAGATGTAGTTGTCTATGGTGCAGCCTTTCGTATGATTTCTTTCCTAGACCCATCACGCCTTGGTGCGCTATCTGCAGAAGCAGATGTGCTTGATAACCAGCGTGGAGCACGAAGCGGTGAGAACGCAGCACGCTTCTTGTTCAATGTTTACAACACTCGTCTTAAAGAAGTGGCGGAGAACCAACGCCGTCAATTCCCTATTCGTTCACACTATCAGAGATAAGGCACCCCAATGGCAGCAGGAGACCCAGGCGTACTCAAGCGGAACTTTTCCGCCACAGCGATTGAAACCACACTCGTTAACTCTATTTCCTCAGCATCAACTGGTGATACAACCACAAGCGTTTCTGTTGTATCTACCAGCGGTTATCCAGCAGTTCCATTTACAATCATCCTTGCGCCAGATACCAACAAAGAAGAAGTTGTTACATGTATATCTGTAGTTGGAACAACACTTCAAATTATTCGTGGGCAAGATGGCACACAGGCTGTTTCGCATACTGCTGGTACAGCGGTACGCCATGGCGTATCTGGTCGTGACTTTAAAGAAGAACAGACTCACATTGCAGCCCGTGGCTATGATGCCGACTCAGGTATTCTTTCTAATGCTTCACAAACACATGTGCATGGACTTGAAACTGGCGATGGTTCAGTAGTTGGTTCTACTCAGTTAGTAACACTTACTCGTAAAACTCTTACAACCCCAACTATTAACGGCGCTACCATTAGTGGTGCCTTTACATCTACTGCCACAATTACTGGTGGTACTGTAACCGCTGCAACAATTACAAGTTCTACTGTAACAAGTTCTACTATTACATCTGGAACACTTGGTTCAAATCTTGCTGCTGGCGGATTTAAAATTACTGGACTTGGCACACCTACAACTACTGGCGATGCTACAACCTATGAATATGTAAACTCAATTCTTGGTTCAGCAACTTCGGCTAGCATCTCTGCTGCTTCTGCTGCAACTAGCGCAACATCGGCTGCTACATCAGCAACCAGTGCTGCAACCTCAGCAACTTCTTCCGCAACTAGTGCAAGCGCTGCTGCAACTAGCGCATCTTCTGCTTTAACATCACAGACTGCTGCAGCCACTAGCGCTACCAGTGCTGCTGCCTCAGCCACGGCTGCTGCTACCAGCGCAACAAGCGCTGCTGCTAGTGCTACTGCTGCTGCTACTTCGGCTACATCTGCTGCAGCAAGTGCTTCTACTGCTGCTGCATCTGTTGCAACTATTGCAGGTTATGCAACTACAGCATCTAACTCAGCATCTGCTGCAGCAACATCTGCATCTAGTGCTGCAACCAGTGCTGCTTCTGCTGCTGCTTCTACAAGCGCTGCTGCAGCATCTGCAAGTGCTGCTGCCACATCTGCTACTTCTGCAAGCGCAAGTCAAACTGCTGCTGCTACAAGTGCTACAAGTGCAGCAACCAGTGCAACATCATCAGCAACCAGTGCATCTGCTGCTGCAACTTCTGCTAGTAGCGCTGCTACTTCTGCTTCATCTGCTTTGACAAGTCAGACAGCAGCAGCAACAAGTGCAGCATCTGCAGCAACAAGCGCCTCATCTGCTGCTACAACTTATGATGACTTTGATGACCGCTACCTTGGTAGCAAAGCATCTGCTCCAACAGTAGATAACGATGGCAACACACTTCTTGTTGGTGCTATCTATTGGAACTCAACTCTTAACAATATGTATGTATGGTCAGGTTCTGTTTGGGTTCAAATTGCTACAACTAGCGTTTACACAGCCCCTACTCTTGGTAGCACAACTATTGACTCGGCAACAACTTATAGCACAATTACTGGATTAACACTTAGCGGTGGATTAACAACTGCTAATCCTAACACTGCTTTAGGTATTGCAAATAAACAATATGTTGATGAAGTAGCCGAAGGTTTAAGAGTTAGACCCTCTGTTCGTGCAGCAACAACATCAAATCTTTCTGCAAATTACAATAATGGAACAGCAGGAGTTGGGGCAACACTAACTGCCGATACTAACCGTGCTTTTTCAACACTAGATGGTGTTACATCTTGGTCTATTACAACACCGCCTATGGGTGTTCTTGTAAAGAATCAAACTAATAAGGCTCAAAATGGTAGGTATAACCTTACTACTTTAGGTAGTGGTAGCGAGCCGTGGGTGTTAACTCGTTGCGGATTATGTGATGAGTCAGATGAGATTCCAGGCTCTTATTCATTTGTTCAAGATGGAACTGTTAACGAGGGAACTGGTTGGGTGCAGATTGTTGCTGACCCAGATACTTTTATTATTGGAACAGATGACATCAATGTCTATCAGTTCTCTGGTTCAACCTATACCGCTGGTACTGGTCTTACGCTAACTGGAACAACATTTTCAATAACAAACACAGCAGTAACTGCTGGAACTTATACAGCAGCAACAATAACAGTCAATGCACAAGGACAAATAACTTCCGCTTCAACTGGTTCCTCTGGTGGAGCACAACTATACGACACACTAATGCTGATGGGAGCATAAATGGCTACAACATACAAAGTACTAGGGCAGGTCCAACCTAGCGCTAATACATTAACAACATTGTATACTGTTCCCGCAGCAAGTTCTGCGGTAGTATCTACAATGGTTCTTACAAATCTTGGACCAACCTCAACAACATACCGCATAGCAATCAGACCAGGCGGAGAAGCATTAGCAAATAAACATTATGTTGCTTATGATATTTCTATTCCAACACTTGATTCGCTATCTTTGACTCTTGGCATAACTCTTGCTACAACAGATGTTGTAAGCGTAATGTCATTTAGTGGTTTAGTTTCATTTAATATATTCGGAAGTGAGTTCTAATATGGCACAAGGATTATTTTCATCAGGCACAACTAGCGTTGCTAGACCGACCAATCCAACTTCTGGTACGGCTACAACAAGCGCTAGCACAACAACTCTTGCTATATCTATAACACCTGCTACTATAGGTGCTACAGCAACAAGTCATCTTATTACAACAACATCTACAACTGGATTAAACACAAGCGCTGTTGTTACTGGCACAAGCACATCTGTAACTTTACCAGTTGGTGGAAGTGGTATTACCGTAACGGCTGCTGGACAAAACGCTAATGGAGTTGGGGCTGCAACTACAATA